CCCAGCGGGTAACGGACCCGCTACCTAGTCCCAGGAGGACCCCATGATCACCGTAAACCCCGTCGTAATCGCCACGGACGGCTTCCACGGCACCTACGCTATAGACGTGGAGATGGGTATGGCTTACCCCCTGACCGACTGCTGCAAGGCATCCGGCAAGGGTTCCGGTGACGGTGTGGTGTGCCGGGCCTGCTACGCGCCCGTTGATGATCGGTTCGGACAGGCTGCCGAGTTCGGCCCAACCTTCACCGAGCAGGTTGCCCGGATGATGCCGAAGTGCGAAAACGTGATTGACGATTATGACTGCGCTGCTGACCTGTCCTGGGAGTTGGAAAGCACCTACCTGCGGGTTGCGAACGAGGACGGAGAGTGAACAGGCGGGACGCGCTGGCCCACCCCCAGGCCGTGCTAACGGCTAGGGGTGAGATCGGCCGCCGGTTGGCCGACTGGGAGATCGACGCTATCTGCGCAGGCGAGTACGCGGCGGTCCAGGCGCTACGGGCCGAGGCTGCCATCACCGCTGAACGTGCCACGCTCGCAGCCGAAGCGGTACGCGCCCGAGCCGTCGCGAAGCCACCGAGACCAAACCTGTAGGCTGGACGAAGGTGGTTGGTAATGCACGCAGAGGACATCTTCCTACCAGACCCCGTTCCAACGGGGGACCCATCTCTATTGGGGGTAAACCGAAAGCTAACGCGTTCCTTCATCCTCGTCAACCCGGTAAACATCACGCTGATCCCAAGGTCGAAAGAACAGAAGCACGCTGGGGGGTGGGCTTGGGTCGAAGGTGCACCTCGACTGGAGCAAACCATGACCTTGGTTGAACCTAGCAGCCCTTCTGCCCCAAAGCCGATGGTCACTCTCAACGGGGTCGAACGTAGCGTGGACTTTATCTTGATCGGGGAATGGGATTCAAGCATGAGCCCCGGGGACACTTTCGAGCATCAGGATAAGGAGTGGGAGGTGGTGGAGATGTTTTACTCCAACGGATATGAGAAGAGGGCGCTAGTTTCCGCCAGGAGCACCCCATGACTAGCGTGCGCTGGGACGACCGGGAGCTGATCACGGGGTTGTCCGGTTTCACCAAAAGAATGGACCAAGCGATCAAAGTGGCGATCCAGTACCACGCCACCCAAGCAGAAGCGTATGCCCGCCAGAACGCTCCTTGGGCGGACCAAACTTCCAACGCTCGCAACGGTTTGTTCGCCAAAACAAATCAACGCGGCAGGTCTTACCGCGTCATCGTTGGGCATTCGGTTCCGTACGGAGTTTGGCTAGAAGTCCGTTGGTCTGGTCGATACGCGATTATCCGACCAACGATAGACAGGGAAGGTCCAGAACTTATGAGGACTTTGTCTCAGATGCTATCTAGGATGTAGCGGGGTAGGGGATGAGCGCAAGAGCAGCGGTGTACAACTTGGTGGCTAACGATCCGGAATTAGCCGACCTGGGTGTCGAAAGGGTGTACGCAGCCCATTCCGCAGACACTCCTCCCGAGGAATTGTTCGTGGTGATCCGGTGGGAATCGAGCACTAGTTGGTTGGGTGCTACGGGGGTGGAACGAGTGTTGTTCTGGGCCCACGACGCTAATCAGGACTTCACCCGGATAGACAGCGTCCTCAGAAGGATCCGAGATATCCTCTCCCAAGCCACGCACGTTCTCGGGGAAGACGATTGGTTCCTTACCCAAGCGAGATGGGTGGGGGAGGGTCCAGACGTATGGGACTTTGAGCAAGGGTTGTCCATCAAGTTCTCAGAGTTTGAAACCGTTTCACGGTACGCTCGTCCCTGACGAACGCATAGAAAGGGAAGTCAGCATGGCTAAGAAAGAGGACCAGGAGCCCGTAGAAGAGCCTGCGGGCTTCAAGAACACCAAGAGGATCAGGTACGTTGGGACTTCCGACGTTCGCGTCATTTCTACAGAAGACTGGGATTCTGCGGGTATCGAGGGGCAACCCACGGTTTCGTGGGAAACTCTCAACGACTTCAGAATCGAAGCTTCCCTGCTCAGCCCAGAAGCGGTGGCCTACTTGGAGGGCGACGCTGACTTCGAGGGAGAAGGATCCTGATCGACATGGATTTGCGGTGCGGCTCTAGGAAGCACGCGGAACTTTACACGGATGCTGTAGAGTTCAAGTGTTCTTCCCGGTTCTGCGGAGCAAGTTCCGGTACAGTAGTCATTCACCGTTTCGATACCCGGAACGGGGCGCTGATGAGTACCACTAAGTTCAAAGACCCCAGCAAAAACCAGAGAGAAAGGGAAGAGGAGAAATGAGCCTCGGAACAGCACTACCCTATGGGCTTCGCGACGTGAAGCTCACCCCGTACACCGACGCATCTTGCACGACTTTGGGAGATCCGGTGGATCTTCCCAATTCTCGCACATTCTCGTTCAGCGAGACTGAAGAATTCACAGAGCTTCGAGGAGACGACCGCGTGGTCACCACCCGTGGCCAAGGAGCTTCCGTTGAATGGGAGTTGGAAGCCGGAGGGCTTTCCTTCGAAGCGTTGAAGGTGATGGCGGGAGGGACGATCACCTCGTCCGGCACCACCCCCAACCAGATCAAGAAATTCTCCAAAAAGGTGACGGATCCACGCCCGTTCTTCCAGGTGGAGGGGCAAGCCATCAGCGACAGTGGCGGCGACGTTCACTGCGTGTTGCCCCGTTGCCGGGTGACGGACAGCATCGAGGGTGAGTTCTCAGACGGCGAATTCTTCTTGTCTTCCGGCTCGGGCGTGGCTTTGCCATCCCTGATGAGCGCTTCGGCGGACGTCATCTACGAGTTTGTCCAAAACGAGACCAGCGCCGCCATCTAGCGGCGAACAAGACAAGGAGCACCGAGATGCCGTCTTCCCAAACTTCCAAGAAGACCACCCACCAGCCCGCTTCTCCCACTTCGACTGAGGACTCCAGCTCCAAGTACGCTGCTCAAGCGTGGTTGTCAGGCGGGGTCGGTGGGCTAGAGGACGTGGTTGTGCCGTCCGGGCAATTGTGCTTGGTTCGCAGACCCGGGTTGGAAGGTCTCATGAAAGCCGGGGTCTTGAACCGGATGGACAGTCTTTCCAGTGTCGTCAACGAGAAACATCTCAAACGGGTCAAGGGTGGGAAAGCAGCCGAAGAGGTAGATGCCCTGTCTCTATTGGGGGATCCGAAAGCGGTGGCCGATGTCATGGACGTAGTGGACAAGGTGGTTTGCCACGTGGTGGTGAAGCCCGAAGTTCATCGAAACCCCAACGACGTCACCAGGCGTCAGCCGGGGGTGGTCTACGCCGACATGATCGACGTCATGGACAAGATGTTCATCTTCAACTTTGTCGTGGGTGGGACCCGCGACATCGAGTCCTTTCGTGATGAATTCGATGAATCTGTGGGAGGCTTGGAAGGTGTCGCAAGCGTACAGGCTGAGACCGAGTAGCTTTTACGGTATCGTCGACGAGCTGAAAGCTTGGAGCTTTGACCGAGCCGTTTGGTTGTTCGGTTCAAGCTTGGAAGCCGAGCTTGAGGAAGCAGCGCATTCAGCGAAGAATAGTTCCCAAGCTGAATCTCGGCAACGTCAAGTTATGGAGAAGTGGCTGGGTGGCGCGGCTCCACGAAAGTTCCGAAACCCTTCGTCGGGTCCCAACGGCGGGGTATCTTCGAACGCATCTGGCGCAGTAACTCTCTGAGAGGATTGGTTCCTTATGAGTGGGTATGACCTGGGCACCATCAGGGGGACCATTGATATCGAGTTTGACGACAAGGGCACCAAACGCGCCACGGAAGAGCTAGAGAAGCTCGGCGATTCCAGCGAACGAAGTAGTTCTAAGCTGGACAAATTGTCCCGTGGCGCTGGGGTGGCCGGAGTGGTTCTCGCTGGCGGTCTTGCTGTAGCCGCCAAGTCAGCTGCAGACTTCGAGCAAAAGCTTTCTGCCGTCAAAGCAGTGTCCGGGGCTTCTGAATCGGAGATGGATTCTCTCCGGGCGAAAGCTCTTCAACTCGGCAAGGAAACGGCTTTCTCGGCTTCTGAATCTTCCACGGCGATTGAGGAGTTGGTCAAAGCTGGCCTAAGCGTAAAGGACGTTCTCAACGGGGCTGCGGATGCTACGGTCAACCTAGCGGCTGCCGGCGAGATTGCCTTGCCGGAAGCAGCAACGATTGCATCTAACGCCATGAACCAATTCGGCCTCAAAGCCGAAGACATGGTGAACGTCACCGACAAGATCGCTGGCGCGGCCAACGCTTCCGCCATCGACGTTGGGGATTTCGGGATGTCCCTCCAGCAAGCTGGAGCAGTCGCAAACTTGGCGGGGGTGTCGTTCGATGACACCGCGGTGGCCATCGCGCTGATGGGGAACGCGGGCATCAAGGGCAGCGACGCTGGAACGTCGCTCAAAAGCATGTTCAGTCGTCTCCAGCCGACTACGGAGAAGCAGATCTCCTTGATGAAGGAGCTGGGGCTGATCACCAAGAACGGCTCC